ATCTAACGCTGCCTCTCCCTCAGACAGATTAAAATTAAACATGTTTTAATCTTCTGCAATTAATTCATCTAGTGAGCCGTATATTGACTCCCAATCTAGCCTACCGCTAGTTAATTTAATTATACGTTTTGCTTGTTTTACAGACGGTTGCCTATGTCCATACCTCCAAGCCTCTACAGTATGTTCTGAAACGTTCCAGTCCTTTGCTGCTTTTTCTTTGCCTAAAAATTGTATATACATAGGTAAAGTTATTCTTTCTACTTTCCTATCTTTATATTTTGGTGTGATACCCATGCTCTCTAACCTCCTTAGCTTTTCTCGAGATATTGAATTCTGTCTGTGGTAATAATTTGCGATCCATTGTAGATTTTCTATTTCCTCCATTTTACTCTCCTGATAAATTAATTTTACACATTGTAATCTTTTAGTGTATAATTAGCAAATCAATTATTTATTTACGGAGGAACCATATTATGAATAATGATTTATCAAGCAGGATTGTAACGCCTGAAAAGTTAGTCCAGGATCAAGGAGCAAAAGTTCTTGTTTATGGAATGGCTGGAGCAGGTAAAACATCTCTTGCTAAAACTGCACCAGGTAAGGTGTTAGTAATTAGTGCTGAAGCAGGATTGCTATCTATAAAAGATGCAACTAATGTTGATGCTATAGAAGTAAAAGAAGCTTCTGAACTTATGCAACTTCATGAGTTGCTAAATACTGGACAACTTCAATACGATACGGTTTGTCTTGACTCTATATCAGAGATTAGCGAACTGTTACTGCAACAGGAGAAAGCCAGACACAAAGATCCTCGTAAAGCATACGGGGAGGTACAAGAATCTGTAACAAATGTCATGCGTGCTTTTCGTGATTTACACATGCACGTTATGTTTATTTGTAAAGAAGAAAAAGTAAATAGTGACGGTATCTTTATGCACGAACCTAAAATGGTTGGTACAAAGTTGGGTCAGTCAATTACTTATTTCTTTGATGAAGTTTTAGCTCTTAGAGTTATTGACGATACAGACGCGGAGGGTAATGCAGTTCAAGCCAGATGGTTGCAAACCAGAGTTGGTCAAGGCTACGTTGCCAAGGATAGGAGTGGTAAGTTAGAAGCTTTTGAAGTTCCAGATCTTACTGCATTAATAGAAAAGCTAGGCTTTACGGCTGTAGCAAACAACACAGATAATGTGAAGGAGATAACAAATGTCTGACTTTGATGACATTACGTATGTTGAGGTGGATGACAAACCTGCGGGGCCTGGAGTGGCTCCGTCTGGCGACCACCCTGCAAAGATTATCCAAGCTGAGAAGTATAAATCTCAAAAGGGTAATTGGACTTTAAAGATGACTTTCCAGATAGCTGGGGGTAATTATAGAGATCACAACGAGTGGTTTAACTTGTGGGATCCTAGAGAAGAAATTAAACAAATATCAACAGATATATTTACTAGACTTAGTAAGGCTGTTGGTTTTGTTAAACAACCACCTAGTTCTGCTCAGGACTATGTAGGCAAGGAGCTTACACTCACTCTAAAGGAAGTTGAAAACAACTGGACTGATGATGAGGGTAATGAGAGAACTGGTAGTAAAAATAAAGTTTTACGCTATTTACCTGCGGATACTGGTGGTATGTCGCCACCCCCTGCGGCAGTTCCGCCCGATCTGGGATAAAACTAAGGGGCGCTAAGCCCCTTTTTTATTGTCTTTATCTTTTTGTTTTTTTTCTACAAGCAAACAAAATAGCTCATCTCTTCTTTCTTTTAATACCATTTCAATATACTTGATGTGCTTTTCTAGTTCTTGTATTTTTTTTTCTAAACTCATCTATTTAAAAATATTTGATGTATAACTAACAATATAATACCGACTAAAGCATAAAAACTCATGTCCATCATCTTTCTTCTAGTTTGTTACGAGCTCTTGTTAAATACCAAATAGCTTTATCTAAGTCCTGGATATTTGCATCTTTATGATCAGCTCTCCAGATATATTTAATGGCTGCTGCTTTACAGTAACCATAAAACTGCTCAAAGGTTAAGGCTGATTCTATTGCGTCTATACACTCAATAGGGCCTTTCTTGTAATGTGGGGGGTTTATGTTATCTGTCATTTTATTCTCCAAACTCTATAAAGACCATATCCTTGGTCACAAACTTTTCTTAATGCAGATTTCCAACCTTTACGTTTCATAACTTGGTAAAGACTTTTTGCATTTCTAAGATCTTCGCACAAAACAGAATCTCCTACTTCCATTTTTTGTATTAAATCAGCATGTTTACCATTGTATTGTGGTATAGGTATATTTTTTTCTATTTTTTTATTATCTAACTTATCTGTCATTTTGTTTCTCCAATATTTTTTCTGCTGTTTCTACAGACTTTTTAATACTTTTTAAACTTTGATTTGCTAATTGTTGTAATGCTCCCCAATAACAATTATATTTGTTTGCTAAATATCTACAGGTAGCAATTTCACCTATACCTTGATCTGTATAAGATTTTATTTCTTCTGCAATAATCTCTCTTGCTTTTTTTATATCATCAGCATCAATCACTTTGTTTCTCCTTATTTCTTATGACACTCTTTACAAATATCTAGACGCGTGACTTTATATGCTTTTTGTTTTGTTGGAAAGTAATCTCTAGGGTAGCTGTTATTACAACTAAGACATTTTTTTACAGATGTTTCTTCCCATACGTTTTTGAGTTTGGTTATATCTTTTGTCTTTTTTTTATTAAATATTCTGTCCCAACCCTTGCTCCATTTATCATGATTGCTAGGCCTGGTTTTACTCCCTTTACTCAAACTCGTATCCCAACATAACCTCAACTATGCTTGGAGTATTATAGATTGTAGGTCTTTCCCCGTCCCTAACAGCCTTATAATCTCCAAGCGTTTCTTCTAGTTGATCCCAACCCCTGTCCATATCCTCATCATGCATTTTGAATATTTTTGTTGCGTAGGGTTGTTTAGTTTCTTGTGCAACAAACAAGAAGTCTTCTACTTTAAAGCCTGCCCTTTCATAACCTCTTCTATAAAAAGCGGCTTGTAAATCGTATTGATAACGCCTGATAGAGCGAGTAAATCCAGATACGGAGCAATCACTCGTAGTTTTATAATCAATAACTACAATAGACTCATCTGAATAGGGTTGTACTACTGGGTGTCTGATTACATCAGATCTTAGCTTGAGGAGTACATCTTGCTCCCACCAGTACAAAGCGTTTTCATAAGGCTTAGTAAAAACACCAGGATACTCGCCCTGATCAACGTTAAGGAACTTCTTTGCTTCTTCAATCAGATTATCTTTCATGCGAAACAAGGTGTCCCTTTTGTCTTGTGTGATTACTAACATACCTCTATCTTCGTAATCACGTTTTAATTGTTTGTTTGCATTTGTATATGGAGATCCAGATATAACTGCAACCTCGTTATTAAATGCGTTCTCTCCCTCTACTATTAGAGAGTGGGCAGCAGAACCGAACTGCATAGCAGGTGTCGGCTCCACTACCTCTTGCATAGCATGTAGCTGCGATTGTCTAAACCTCCTTAAGGTAGATGAAGACACGCCAGGCGATTGATGATAATATGCATTATCCATATCAGGAAAATATATAGTATCTCCAATAGCTACATGCTGATGACTTTTTAGTGAATCTGGCAGTGGTGGGTTATCTATCATGATACTTCCTTAATTGTTTCTACTCTTTTAACTAAAACATCAAGTTCGTCAGATATTTCTTTAAGTGCTTTTCTTAACTCAAAGATTGAGTAGTTCAAAGCATCTTGCTTTTGTTGTTGTTGAATGTTGTTTACTTGTGCATCTATAAGTGCATAAGTAATACCGTTTTGATCTAATGACATGTTTACCTCCGTCAAAATATTTACTAAGTATAAACAAAGACTAGACATTTTACAATACAAATAGTAAAATTAATTTATTACAAATAAACAGAGGTAATTATGAGTAAGTCAGGAACACTATATATGATGATGCGATTATCGTATGAACAAGCCATTGATGATTATAACAACAAGAAAACAAATTCTTTGTTAAATGCTTATAAAAAGTATTATGAAATTAATGTAGGCATGGCTCCAACAGATCCACAAGGAGATCTAATTAACTTTTATGATGAAGATAATAGCCAGGAGTGTTTTATATGATTGAGGCACTACAATTCTTTTTTTGGTTCTTTGTAGCTATTATTGGAATACCCGCCTTGTTTATTGTTTTATTTGATAGACCGTATTAATTAAGTTTTGTATGCAACAACTTTCCGTATAGTGAGCATACTAGGGCAACAGGAATACCCTCTAATATTCATAGTGTTTTTGTTGCCCACTTATTATTGTCAATTATTGTCATGACACATATGACGGTCTCAAAGCCTTTGTTTATAAGGGTTTAAGGATTATTTCATTTTTGTCATTATTGTCATAGGCAATAAAGAAATCTATCTATATTTTTTAAAATAATTCTTGACAAACAATAGATCTATAAACTATCCTCTTAAAACATATTAGGGTAATGTGGGGGTAGGTAGTATTAAAATAAGCATAACACCCTAATTTGCTTAATATGGGATTCAAGAAACATAAACTAGAATACGAACCTATCATTTCCGATCAAGAGGAAGTACCACCTGAATTTGCCAACCTAGATAATAAACTTACCAGAAGACAAAGAAACTTCGTATGGATAGCTGTAAACAATCCAAGACTATCTTTAATAGAGTGTGCTAGTAAAGCTGGTTATAAAGATCCTCGCCAAGCGGCAGTGAATGTGTTTAAGAATGAACTTGTTAGAAAAGAGTTTAATTTTTTATCTAATGAAGTTAAGAAGAAGTATGAACTTAATTATGATAGGGCAGTCCAGGACTTATATGATATTAGAGACAAGGCTCTAGCGGCAGGATCTTTTAATGCTGCAATATCGGCTCAAAACTCTTTATTAAGGGTTGGTGGCCTTATAGTAGATAGAAAAGAGGTTATGTTCGGTAAAATAGATCAAATGAGTAGAAAAGAAGTAGAACAACGTTTAGCACAGCTTATGGGTAATATTATTGAGATAGGTGTTGAAGCTAAAAAAGAAGATCTAAAGGTAATTGAGGAAGTAGAGGAGGATTTATCTCCTTCTTCTGTTAAACCAAGCACTAATAAGAATGTAGACAATTGCAACGAAGCCAATCCAATTTAAAATAGTCCACCCCTCAAACATTACAAGGCACTCCAATCAATTATTTCGGAGAGGAGTGTTATGAAGTAATATTTGTGAAAAGAGTGCCTAGCTTTCATCTTATGTTCTTTATGGTAATTGTGCAACATATTTAGTTACTCCTTTCCACCTTAGTTTATTAGTTTCATACCAAAAAGCTTTATCATATACGGTTGACTTAGGCTTATAAACTAAGAAACCAAACTTAGAGTGTGGATCTAAATTCGGATCTGTATGTGCTGATACTTCGTCCCAAGATACTAGTTTTATACGGTATTGAGGTTTATTCATCCTATCGTGATCTAAATAAATAAAATAAACACTTTAAACGCCACTCAGATAAATGGCGTAAGTGTTCTGGTATTTTGCTTCGGTCTATTGGTTCCATTAGTCTTGCTCCTTTAATTTATCTTTTATTCTTATCCACGCATTATCTAATTCTGTTTGTGCATCTTTATCAGTAGATATGCCTTCTTCTGCATAAAACATCAAAGCATTTTCTATAATTTCTATATCATTCATTAGTCTTGATCCTCGTAATAATCGTTAATTTCAATATGTCCTTTTTTACCTTGCCATTTATTTTCACAAATAATATAAGCAAGTCTATTTACTAACCAATAGCCATTATTGATATAACCTTGATCTGATATAGTCCATATATTTTTATTATCTTGTTCTAATACAAAATCTAACTCTTTACCATAAGTTTCAAAAGCAAATTCAACATCATCTTCACTCAAATAAGTATGGTCATTTGTTATATGATTTTTTATTGGTTTATATTTTTCTATAAAATCATCTAGTTTTATTATATTTTCCATAGTTAGTCCTCAAAATCATCGGGATTCTGTATGCACTCCCAAAATTCACCGTTAAGTCTTTCAACTTCGTGCGTTTCTCCCTCAAGCGATAAGAAAATATCTTCCGCCTCATCATAAGAGTTAGCTTTAACTGTTGTTTCTTCAACAACGGTCACGGTATTACTAAATATATATTCTTTGTTTTTTTGTTTATTGTTTGCCATAATTAATCACCTCTCTTTTTGTTTATAACTTTGTAATACAATTCTTGTTCATAATCACTAAGCATTTTTATATGTATATCGTGTAATGATTTAACCTTGTATTTGTGTAGCAAGTGGTCGAAGAAACGAGCCTTAAACCAATTGTCAACATGTTTGCTTATGTGTGTAGGATTAGACATTTGTATGTACCTCTTGTTTGGTTACTAATTCATAATCATTTAGTTCTGCAATTTCATTAAATATTTCATTACATATATATTCCAGAACATAATCTATTAGAATATTATCTTTGTTATTTTTTGCTTGTTCAAAAGTGTAGAATGAAATAAATCCACTATATGACTTAGTTCTTTGATTTAAGTATTGAATAAAATCTTGATCTTGTAAAAAATAGGTATTTAACTCGTTAGCCTTATCTTTATCAACCTCACAATCTACATTATCAGTTGTAAAATTATATTCTCTAGGACTATATAAAGATAAGTTTTTAAAGTCTATATCAATCTCATATTCCTCTAATATAAACTCAGATAACTCATTACAATAATCATCAATATAACTTTTGTAAGTTTCTCGATAATCTATATCTTCCCAAGTGTTTATATAACCTTCATGCTCATACATTTCAATTCTGCTATCTATTAAATCAGAATGTTCTGAATAATAAAAACCACCAAATCTAACATTTACTTTAATATTATTAGACATTAGACACCTCTTTAAATAGTTCTAACTGAGTTGGATTATTAAAGTTATCAGTAAATGCTCCAAAAGTTATAGTTGTTGATATTCTTTGTAGTTTTCTTATTGGCGAATAATCTCCGTCATCTATAGTAATAAAACTGTATTGAATACCTTGGTCTTTTAGATTATTAAGATATAAAGTTGCATCACAATCTTCCTCTAGATAATAGTTGTTATTGTCCTCATAAGAGAAACGGCTAATATGTTCTATACTAGCGTTAGTTTTATTAAATAAGTCTTTGGACACTTTTAACCAAGCGTGGCCACCATCTTGGTGAAAATCAAAAATTAAATGTTTCATATTTATTACCTCTAACTACTATTATAAGGATAACTTACAAAATGTAAAGAGATAATATTATTAATATAGATATATGTATGAGTTTCTAGGAATTAATAGCATCTTCTTTGTTAGTGGCTCATACACTCAAATAAAATTACATTATTTTACAAATTGTAATGAATATCATGTATAATATATATTACATATTAATTAATACGGAGTAATAACAATATGAATAATACAAAACAACTTAATGATGTAGATACTACAGAATACGGTATATATTTTGCTAACTTAGGAGCATACAATTCTGGCTCTTTGCTGGGTGGGTGGCTTTATCCTTTGCAATATAACAGTTTTGAAAACTTTGCTAAGGCAATAAAAAGTATTACAAGAAATGCTGATGAAGTAGCAATACATGATTATGATAATTTTCCAAATATGGGAGAGTATCCAAATCATGAACAAGTTTATAATTTGGCTCATGCATTAGAACAAAGTTCTTTATCTTCAGAAGTATTAATAAAACATTATGACAGTAATTATTACGGTAATTATGAAGACTTAGAAGATGAAATTAGTTCTATAGAAGATAGTTATATAGGCGAATATGACAGCTTTGATGAGTATGCGAATGAAATAGCAGACCAAGATATAGAATGCTTAGTAAACAAAGATGCAAGAGACTTTGTATATCGTAATTTTGATTATAAA